GTGGATCAAATGATGAGATGCATATTATTGTTGTAGACCAAGGTGGATTAATTACTGGTACAGCAGGTACAGTATTAGAAACATATCCATTTATTTCTAAAGCATCTGATGGTGTGTTGAATGGTTCTAGTACGTATTACAAACAAGTAATTTTTAACAATTCAAAGTATATCTATGCTATGGATCCAGTTGATTATTCAAATACTTCTAGTACATGGGGTTCAACATCATCTGCCACTTTCAATAGAATTTCAGCTTCTACATGGCCAGTAGGTTATTATATTAATTTAGCTGGTGGTGTAGAGTCAACTCCTACTGCTGGTAACATTCAAACAGGATATGGTCTATTTGCAAACAAAGAAACTATTGATGTTTCTTTGATATTAACTGCTGACGCTCCTGTTGGTACACAACAATACGTTATTGACAACCTGTCTACAGCACGTGCTGATTGTGTAACATTCATTTCTCCACCAAGCGCAAACGTTGTTAACCAATCTGGTTCAGAATCTACCAATATTACTTCTTGGTTAACTGCTTTAGGTAGAAGTTCTTCTTATGTGGTTGCTGATTCTGGTTGGAAATACCAATACGACAAGTATAACAATGTGTATCGTTGGATTCCATTGAACGGTGATATTGCTGGTCTATGTGTCTATACAGACTCTATTAAAGACCCATGGTTCTCACCTGCCGGTTTCAACCGTGGTGCTATCAAGAACGCTATCAAACTTGCTTGGAACCCAACCAAGACATACCGTGATACCTTGTATGCACAAGGTGTTAACCCTGTTGTTACATTCCCAGGTCAAGGTACCGTGTTGTTTGGTGACAAAACATTACAATCTAAACCATCAGCATTCGACCGAATCAACGTTCGCCGTTTGTTTATCACATTAGAAAAGTCTATCGCTAAGGCAGCACAATATTCATTGTTCGAATTGAATGATGAATTCACACGTGCTCAATTTATTAGTTTGGTAACTCCATTCTTACGTGACATTCAAGGTCGCCGTGGTATTACAGATTTCAAAGTGGTTTGTGACTCAACCAATAACACAGCAAACGTTATTGACTCAAATCAATTTGTTGGTGATATCTACATTAAACCTGCTCGTTCTATCAACTTTATCCAGTTGAACTTTGTGGCCGTTGGAACTGGTGTTGACTTCAACACTATCGTTGGTGTGGCTTAATAAATAAAACATAACAGGAGAAAAGAATGGCATTCAATGTAGCAGAATTTAGAGCGAATATGATTGGGGACGGTGCCCGTCCTAATCTATTTTCTGTCTCTCTAACTTTTCCAACTATTGCTCAAAACAGCGTTGCTGCTGGACAAAAAGTAACATTCATGGCCAAGACAGCACAGTTACCAGGTTCTACCGTAGGTACTGTGCCAGTTTATTATTTTGGTCGTGAATTGAAATTTGCTGGTAACAGAACATTCGCTGACTGGACATTAACAATTATCAATGATGAAGATTTCACAATTAGAAATTCTATCGAATCATGGATGAACGCTATTAACAGTCATGCTAGCAACGTCCGTAACCCTGGTGCTTTAGGCAACAATGGTTACACAGTTGACGCAACAGTAACTCAATACGGAAAAACCGGTGGCGAACTTAAAAAATATAAGTTTGTTGGACTATTTCCAGTAGATTTGGCACCAATCGACCTTGATTGGGGTTCAAATGACGCCATTGAAGAATATCAAACAACGTTTGCATATCAATGGTGGGAAGCAGAGACAACAACTTCCTGATTTTTACGGAGGGTTAACCACCCTCCTTTATGTTTACTTGATTTTATAATTAACTTAAAAATATGGCCAATACAAATAAATTTTCACTTTTCGGTTTTACGATATCCCGTGAAAAGGATGAGCTCGAAAAAGAAGCTCAGCAATCGTTTTCGCCTCCAACTACGGATGACGGCGCATTAACTATTACATCTGCCGCTTACTATGGCACATACGTTGACCTTGATGGTACAGCCAAAAATGAGGTAGAACTCATCTCACGTTATCGTGAGATGGCAATGCAACCAGAAATTGAGTCTGCGATAGATGACATAATTAATGAAGCCATCGTACAAGACGATGACGGCACAATTACAAATATTGTTTTAGATAAATTAAAACAACCAGAGAAAATTAAGAAAGCAATCAAAGAAGAATTCAATACAATTCTCCGTTTGTTTAATTATCAGAACATGGCACAAGATATCTTCCGTAGATATTATATTGATGGTAGATTATTTTATCATGTGATTATTGATAAGACTAATCCTACAGAAGGTATTAAAGAATTAAGATATGTTGATCCACGTAAACTTCGTAAGGTACGTGAGATTAAGAAAGTGAAAGATGACCGCACTGGTGCAGATGTTATGCAAACGGTCAATGAATATTATATTTACAACGATAAAGTTGTGGCTGGTTCATCATCCAATTATGGTCCAGTTGGTGTTCGTATTACGACAGATTCCATCGTTTCGGTTGTTTCTGGTCTAATGGATTCACGTAGAGCAGTCGTTCTGAGTTATCTACATAAAGCTATCAAACCTCTCAATCAACTCCGTATGATTGAAGATGCAACGGTGATTTACCGAATTTCGAGAGCTCCAGAACGCCGCATCTTTTATATTGACGTAGGCAATCTACCGAAATTGAAGGCGGAACAATATCTCCGTGATATTATGGTCAAGTACAAAAACAAATTGGTATATGATGCCAATACAGGTGAAGTACGAGATGACCGTAAATTTATGTCTATGATGGAAGACTTTTGGTTACCACGTAGAGAAGGTGGTAAGGGTACTGAAATTACTACATTACCAGGTGGTCAAAACCTTGGTGAGTTAGAAGATGTTAAGTATTTCCAAAAGAAATTATATGGTGCATTGTCTGTACCAATTTCTAGATTAGAACCAAATCAAGGTTTCTCATTAGGTCGTACCTCTGAGATTACCCGTGACGAATTAAAGTTTTCTAAATTTGTTGACCGTTTACGTAACAAGTTTACAGAGGTATTTGACCAAGCATTGAGAATTCAATGTGTTCTCAAAGGTATTTGTACCGCTGATGAATGGGATTTGTTTAAAGAAAATATTTACTACGATTTCATTAAAGATAATAACTTTGCTGAACTCAAAGAAGCAGAATTAATGAACCAAAGATTGAGTTTGTTAGGTGCAGTTGACCCATATACAGGTCGTTACTTCTCTCAAGCATGGATTCAACGCCATGTATTACGTCTAACCGATGATGAAATTGATGAGATGCAAATAGAGATTGATAAAGAGAAGGAAGAAGGTTTAGGTTTGCCAGTTGGTGTTATGAATGACGTAGCACAGCAACAGATGGCATCTAATATACCAATGCAACCTACTCATCCAGAAGATATAAAGGCGCAAGCTGAGATGGAACAAGCATCACAAAAAGCAGCAGCGAAAAAAGAAGAAGTGAATACTTTCACAAAACTGAAACGTATATTATAAATAGTTTAATTGGGAGAATAATATGTCAGAACAAACAAGAGCAATTGTAGATTATGCAGAAGATGGAAAAGCAACTGAGATGCGTGATGCTTTGTATTCTGCTATTCAGGATAGAGTAATGTCTCATATAGAGGCACACAAAGAACAATTAGCAAAAACTCTTTTCAATCAGCCACAAGGTGCTGAAGTAGAAGATACAGCAGTTTAATAGGAAAAAAAATGTCAAACTCATATACATCGCAGATAATCAAAGATACTACAGAACATGTAGTTATCAAATTAACGGCATCGTTTGATGGTACGGGTCAAGAATCTAATGCAGTTCGTATTCAAGCAAACACATTGTATGGTGCATTAGACAGTTCTAAAGCCAATCTGTTGGTGTCCACAGCAAACACAGGTGCTCTTTCATATTATGGATTATCATTGAATCGTTTGTGGTATGATTGTGGTGCTGGCGGAGACGTTCAGTTATATTGGAATGCAGATACACCAAAAACATTAATTGCTATGAATGGTAATGGTGAATTTGATGGTATGGGTAATTGGACAACAATTCCAAACAATACAGCCGGCACCGCAAACAGTAAAGGTGATATAGGTATTGTAACCCGTGGCATGGCAGCAAATGATTCTTACACTATGATTATAGAACTACGTAAAGATAATGCTCATTATCAACGTGGTCAATTCAATGATCCTGCTGCATTTAACTACGGTTCTTACGGCGTAAGACCTTAATAGAAAGTCTATAATGAAACTCATTAAAGAAATTACCGAATCGGTAAACTACTTAGTAGAAGAAAAAGACGGCAAGAAGACCCTTTATATTGAAGGTCCATTTCTTGTTGCCGAAGCGGTTAACAAAAACAAACGCATGTATAAAGAAGAAACTATGCGTAATGAAGTTAATCGTTATACAGAAGAATACATTAATAAACATCGTGCCTTTGGTGAACTGGGTCATCCAGACACCCCATCTATCAATCTTGACCGTGTGTCTCACTTAATTGTGGGTTTGCGCCAAGAAGGAACTGCTTGGATAGGCAAAGCTAAAATCCTTGAAACCCCTATGGGTAACATTGCCAGAAGCCTTATTGAAGGTGGTGCTCAACTTGGAGTATCGTCTAGAGGTATGGGTTCTCTGAAAATGGAAAACGGTATCAACGTTGTTCAAGGTGATTTTTGTCTAGCCACAGCGGCAGATATAGTAGCAGACCCTTCTGCGCCTGGTGCTTTTGTACAAGGTATCATGGAAGGTAAAGAGTGGATGATGGTTAACGGAGCATGGACTGAAGTTCAATATGAGGAAGCAAAGCAAGAAATTCGTCAAGCAACTCGTAAAGAAATTGAACAAGTCAGTTTAAAAATATTCGAAAATTACATCAAAAAACTTTAATTATAAATATCCATTATATACAAGGAGATTCTCAAAATGGGAAATTTTAATCTAGCAGACGCCGCTAAAGCAATTTTGGTCGAAGGTGCAAAAGAATCTTTCGATTCTAACATTTCGTCTAAGCAAGGCGGTAAAGACAAACCATCTAAATTACCTACATCAGTTGCTTACGGTAACAAAGATGCTGGTAAAGTCGGTGATGCACCAGAAGAAATGGATGATACTAATCCAGATTACACAAAAGGCACACCAACAGCAACACCTCCAGGTGCTACGCCACCAGTTGGTTCACAACCAGCGGCCAAACTAAAAGGTCAACCAGGAGAAGATGCAGCTGCCGGTACAACACCAGTACAACAATCAGCTACAGATTATTCATCTATTCGTGACCGTGTTAAGGCTAAATTGGCAAAGCAAACTATGCAAGCTAATCCAGGCGCAATTGCACCATATGTTCCAGAAGAAACTGAATATGACGAAGAAGTAGTTTCTGAAGAAAAAGAAGAAGGCCACGAAGATGCGGCTCAAGACAAAGCCATGATTAAGAAGATGATGAAGAAAGAAAAGATGAAAGAGCAAATGCAACAAGACGTTGGTGCTCTGTTGTCTGGCGAAAATCTTTCTGAAGAATTCAAAGACAAGGCTACCACAATTTTCGAAGCTGCCGTTATCGCTCGCACACAATCTTTGATGGAAGATATCGAACAAGCTCTATTCGAAGAATTCGAAGTTGCTGTTGAAGAAGTTAAAGAAGACTTGGCTGCCAAGTTGGATGACTACATCAACTACATGGCTGAAGAATGGTTGAAAGAAAACCAATTGGCAGTCGAAAAAGGTTTACGTGCCGAAATCGTAGAATCTTTCATCAATGGTATGAAAGACCTATTCGAAGACCATTACATCGACATTCCAGAAGAAAAAGTGGATGTTGTTGAAGGTTTAACATCTAAAGTTGAAGAACTTGAAGCTTCATTGGACGAACAGATTCAATCTGTTATCGAAATGAAGAAAGAACTCAACGAACACAAAAAAATTGAGGCTATACATGCAGTATGTGAGGGCCTAACGCAGACTCAAGTAGAAAAAATGAAGTCACTCGCAGAGGGTGTGGAGTTTACTACTGACGAAGAATTCGCAGACAAATTGGTAACATTGAGAGAATCATACTTCAATGAACCAGTTAATACATCTGGCAGTTCTGCATTGAACGAAGAAGTGGATATTGAAGATGAAAAGAAGACCAACACAAATGTTGATCCAACTATCGCCAAATATGCACAAACAATCTCTAAAACTTTGGTTAAATAAATAAAATTTACCAATATAGAAACTCACAAGGAGAAAACTAAATGTTTCTAACAGAAGAACTACAACAAAAGTGGTCACCAGTTCTGAATCACCCAGAACTCGAAGCCATTAAAGACCCATACAAGAAAGCAGTTACTGCGCTTGTTTTGGAAAACCAACAACAAGCTATGTCTCAAGATGCTCAGTCATTGAACGAAACTAACACTTACGCTGCTGGTCCTACCAACATCGCTGGTGGTGTTTCTAACTATGACCCAATCTTGATTAGTTTGGTTCGCCGTGCTTTGCCAAATCTTATCGCTTATGACGTTGCTGGCGTTCAGCCAATGACTGGTCCTACCGGTTTGATTTTCGCAATGCGTGCTCGTTACAGCGCACAATCTGGTTCACCATCTAACGCTAACGAAGCATTCTTCAACGAAGCAAATACCGAATTCTCTGGTACTTCTTCTGTTGCTAACCCATACGGCTTCCGTGGTAACAACGCAACTGACATTGTTACAAACGCTGGTGCTGACTTGACTGCTAACAGTTACACAACTGGTATCGGCTTGCCAACAGCTACTGCTGAACAATTAGGTACCAATGACGGTGCAGCATTCCAACAAATGGCATTCTCTATTGAGAAAGTTACTGTTACTGCTCAGTCACGTGCTTTGAAGGCAGAATACTCACTTGAACTCGCTCAAGACTTGAAGGCAATCCATGGTTTGGATGCTGAAACAGAATTGTCAAACATTCTGTCTACAGAAATCTTGGCTGAAATCAACCGTGAAGTTATCCGTACAATCTATACTTGTGCCGTTGGTGGTGCTCAGTATGGTACTACTACTGCTGGTTCTTTCGACTTGGACACAGACTCTAACGGTCGTTGGTCTGTTGAACGTTTCAAAGGTTTGATTTTCCAAATCGAACGTGATGCTAACGTAATCGCCAAGCAAACTCGTAGAGGTAAAGGTAACGTTCTGATTGTTTCTTCAGACGTTGCTTCTGCTATGGCAATGGCTGGCGTGTTGCAATATAC